TCTGATTGGATACTCCGAGTCAATAGCATCGAAATAATTTTGGTTACCCCATATACCTTTTGCAGAGTTTGCCTTCGGGTTAAATAATTCATACCCTTCACGGCGAAGCTCTCCATCCGTCTCCCTACGAAAGTTTATCTTGGTGGTGTAATTTGCTGAGGATGAAAGGAAGTTGGACTCCTGCGTAATGGGTACATCATCAGATGCAGAACCAATCAAAGCACCGCCCTGTGCGGGGTGGATGGTTATGTTTCTATATCTTTTAGCCATGTGAGTACAACTCGTTCTTTAGTTGAGCGATCGCATCAAGAATATCTTGCTTGGTTGCAACACTAAGGTCTTTTCCTCTTTCGTTCTCTTGTATTGCATCAATTTGTGAGGGATAACATTTTACTCTATTGCCCCATAGTTGAGCTTCTCCTGTTAGGGTAAGATACAAACCGCTACCATTTGTCTGTATGCGCAAATCGCCGTACTCACCAATGCTCCTGTCATAGCACATGATGTACCCGAAACCGGAACTAACTCCCATCTCGGTAGCGAGACCATGCATGCTTGTGTCACCCGTAAACCACCCCTGCGCTCTCACCATGTTACTCGACTCAATCACTCCTCCGACATCAAGTGCGGCTCCGGGATTGGTGTTTTTTATACCGACTTTACCCGAAGAAGTGATGCGCATTGCTTCAGGTCTAGTGGTTCCATTATCAGTACAAAAAGCCAGTGCTCCTTTTCGCAATGTTGCGCTTTCAGAAACCAAGCTTATGGAAGCTATATGATTATGTGTAAGTGCCTTTAAATTGAATTGTAAAGTTGCGTGATTATTCTCTGCTTCAGTCGTAGGATTGTTCGTTACACTAATAACGGAACTCGTTAAGTTGGGTACGCTTTGGGTATAACTTGTATCAACTTCAACTACGGGTCTAAAACTACCTCCTGAAATCGAGAGATTACCTCCTAAAATCGAGAGATCACCTCCTGAAATTTGCCAGCCCGCAGTAGTCCACAAAATAGACTTATCAGTTGTACCTTTGACCACAAGACCACCGCCATCTGCTGTTGCATCAGTTGGTGAATCGGTGGAAGCAAGCTCTATAATTTTATCGTCTACTTGTAATGTTGTTGAATTGATTGTGTTGGTTGCACCATAAACATTAAGGTTACCACGCACCGTTACATCGCTACCAACATCCAGTGTAGTTGATACCTTTACATCACCATTAACATCCAACTTGGCTGCAGGTTCATCGATACCGATCCCTACATTTAATGCCTCATCAATACGCATTGCCTCGACCTCTCCGACATTGAAAGAGACCACATTGCTACGCACAGTCTCCTCTACAGTTTCGGTAAGAGTGGTAATTGTTTCACCTACGGAAGTGGCTAAGCCATTATCTACATCCTCCTGTGTGGCGGTTTGCTCAACTGCAACAGGCCCTGTCGTTTCCACAGCAGTTGCGGCTCTTTTTTCCTCCTCCTGAATAACAACAATGGTTTCACCTACGCTAGTGGCAAGACCTGCATCCACATCATCTTGAGTCGCTGTAGACTCCTGGGCAACATTACCCGCCTTCTCGACTTCGGTTGCTACTCTCTCTTGATTCTCCTTAGTGGTTACTATGGCTTCACCTACGCTTGTAGCTAATCCACTATCTACATCTTCCTGAGTCGCTAATGACTCTTCAGCTATAAGTACATTTGATACCTCTCCTGATGTCGCAAGTCTTTCGGTAGGCTCGTCTACTTTGACAATAACCTCTCCAACTTGAGTAGCTAATCCGCTATCAACATCATCTTGGGTGGCGGTAGATTCTTGAGCAACTGGTTTATTTGTTGTCTCTTGAGTAGTCGCTATTCTCTCAACAGGCTCTTCGATTTTAACAATCGTTTCACCTACACTTACTGCAAGACCCGCATCTACATCATCCTGTGTAGCTACAACTTCTTCTGCTATAGTACCTGCTTGCTCTTGGGATGTTGCGAGTCTCTCGACTCCGCCCACTTCCTTAACAATAACTATCGTCTCCCCGACTGTTGTCGCTAATCCTAAATCTACATCTTCCTGAGTGGCAGTTTCTTGGATAGGAATGACATTATCAATAAGCTCTTGCTCGGTCTTGGAGTCAGCTACTATCTCAGTAACGGTGACAATAGTTTCGCCCACGCTAGTGGCTAATCCTAAATCTACATCTTCCTGAGTCGCGGTCTGCTGGACAGGTATCGCCTCCTCAATAATCTCCTGATCGGTCTTAGAGTTAGTTTCGATCTCCGTGATGGTGATGATTTCTTCTCCCACAGAAGTGGCTAATCCTAAATCTACATCCTCTTGGGTTGCGGTCTGTTTAACAGGAACTGCATTGTCTATAATGTCCTGATTGCTAACTGAATTTTCGATAACCTCTGTAACAGTTACGATTGTCTCACCAACGGAGGTGGCAAACCCATTGTCTACATCTTCCTGCGTGGCAACCTGCTCAACAGGCACTGCACTTTCTGCAAGCTCCTGCTCTGTTTTGGTGTTCGTAACTACTTCAGTTACAGTAGTGATTGTTTCGCCTACAGAAGTAGCAAGTCCCGCATCCACATCTTCCTGAGTGGCTGGTTTTTGAACCGGAGTCGAGTTTTGTAAAATCTCCTCAGGGGTAAGACTGCTTGTCTGCTCCACTTCAACCACTTCCTCAGAGAAAACGGGACCCAAGGGGATCTTCGTCCAATCCGTAGAGGATATTTTAAAGTAAAGGTTTTCGGAGTCGTATGCAAAATCTCCCTGATGACCAGTTGCGTCGGTATTGCCTGCGGGTGTGAAATTGTACCGAAGTGCGTTTATATAATCCTGTATCTTCTGATCCGCCTCCGAAGTGGTGTAAATATCGAAAGAACTAAGAGTAATATTGTGTGGATTTGATTCAGCTATGTGCTGATTAAATAGCTCGAGGACATTAACATTGGGAACGAGATCAAGTCCTACATCCGTCTTGCTTACACTGTGTGGATTGCTCGTGGATGCAATATGCTCATTGATTCCACTAGGTAAACCACCACCTGCGGCTACCATCTCTGAGGGAGTTAGATTCTCAACTTTATCCAAACCAACTTGCGATTTGGTTACATCGTGAGGGTTATCCTTTAATGCTGTATGATCCTGTACAAGTAAGTTTGTTTTACTCTGTATTTCCCCACCTAGTCCGTCGATCTCTGTATGATCGTGATTGTGTGGAGCATAGGAGATAGTCTCCAGCATACTGTTTACTTCAGTCTTCGTGAAGTAGTCATTCAGGAAGTTTAAATCAATTATGTCATCAAGAACATGGTCGTGGTCGGGGCCAACAAGGGATGCTAATTCGTTTTTTGTCGCTAAGCCTTGAAGTGCGATATTGATGTCATCAATGGCAGACTGAAGTGCGGCAACCTCTTCTGTTTCGTCTGAAAGCTCTATGTTAGTGATACTATCCATGAGCGAGTCACGGATACTATTAAGTTCTGTAATTGAAGCCCGCAGATCCAAGTCAGCCTGTAGTCCTGTTATATCTGCTATGGTATGATTATGTACTAAACCCGCCCGATCTCCCACTTGTGCAGTTAGGCTTGTTATATCTGCCTCTAAATTATTTATCTGCCCGGCAAAGGGTAGTCCATTGATGGTTGTATCTACAGCTACAAGTAAATTGTCTACCTCTGCTTTATCATAGTAACCCTGAGCAAAAGATGCTTCCCCTCCCTCCAAGGTTGTAACACGACCCATTAAATCGGAAATCTTTGTGTTAAGCTCAGACCCTGCGGAAGCTGAAAGAGGTTTTACCGTAGAGGATGATGTTAATCCTGTTACTAAATCCTCAACAATAAGGGATGAATCAATAAGGTCTGCAAAGTCCGACTCATCAAGAGTCGCACCCATCATAAAATAAGACTTAAGGGTCGTTCTGTTTTGTACGCTCATCCTATTACTGTGTCCTCCAGTGCCCCACCAAGCATACTCGTTAAGGCTGACGGGTCGGATGGGGTCTCATATTGTTTACGGTTTATGTATATTTGTGAGCGCTCTTTTTGGTACATCTGCATGTACGCTTGATACATCGATAGGTCATTCTCGACATCTTTTGATAACTCGGCTTTGACATAATCAGAGACTGCCTTTGCCTCCATTTCGTCTAATATTACGGGTCGATTTTTTTCGTCGTCCGACGCTTTATAAATCGGGGTGTATGAAAGTTCTCCTGAGTGGTACAGGTATAGTGCCTCATCATCTCTTACCTTGGGTGCTATCCAAAACTTGCCATCGCCGAATGCAATTCTGCCTGGTAATCCCTTAGACTTCTCTAGGTTTCCACTATCTATGAGGTTGAATCTTTGTTCCCACGGAATCTTTTGGGGATAGAAGTACTGAGAAATGTCCTGTCCATTATCATTGGTAGGGATTCTTCTTATGATGATCTGCTTGATTCGTGCATTAGGAACCGCGAATACACCCTTGTGTACATTCAGGTCTTCTGCATTTACTGCATTCAAATCTATTGGGTCAGGCTCAACTAGAGTAGAACCCGCATAGTGACTAAATTGATGATCCCGCAACTCCTTCACATAGGTGGATAAGTCACGAACAGCGTTTGCTATTAAAGAGTCTATCTTCTCCTGAACTCCCCTACCTTTACGCTCGCTATCAACCAAAAGGAAAACCCGAACCTTATCATTAAACTGTTGCCAATTCATTTTCTACCTCCCGGTGTGTAGTAAAATCCGACAACCATAGGGCATAGAATGACAACGAAATAGGCACTTAAATGTCCGGTGGTGACCATAATGGGCGACTGTTTAGCAGGAAAAGAGAGGAGCCCGAAGAGGAACTCTGCTTTCCCTTCTCCACTTGCGTTGCTGAGGGTGATGATTTCTGCTGAGGGGTAAAGGGTGCAAAGAATGACGACCGCTGAGAGGGTTCCGATGAGGATGAGTGCGAGCAACCTCCTTGTGGCACGAGTGAAAGCACCACCAGGGCCATTATTAAGTTGTTGCTGAAATTTAAGTGCAAATTCATTTCCTCGTGCCTCCCTTGCTAATTCTAGTTCAAATTTTTGTTGGCGATTGTCCGCTATTGTTCCGAACACACCTTTAAGGATAGAACCTAAAGCGGCACTACCTCCTCCAGTTAAAAACATTGTAAGTAATTCAAACATTTGCTCCCTCCCAAACTTTCTTAGACCTAGACTCAGATAGACTCTCATGAAGGGTAGCCTCACTAAAGTATCCCTCGAAGTACCTGTCGTCCATTCTGCCTATATTGAGATGACTAAATACTATGTCACCAGCAGGTAAAAGGGATGCCCCTTGAGATGTACCTGTATTAGCCTCTAGCACCCGATTGTTATTTTGTGCTTTATCTGTGCCTGTAAATATCCTGGTAACCTTATCGTTTATATCGCCAAGAATTACTTTCTTATTATTAAAGCTTACTCTACCGACGCTTGATGGTTCGATTGTGATCTTATCATAACCCCATCCTCCTATTAAAGGTCTAGCCTGAACACCTGAACCCTTAACAGTAAGTGTAAAATCCCCAAGGCTAAACGGGCTAGGTAGGTCTATCTTCATGTATTGACCAAGTTCAAACTTAGCGACAATTCCATTACTGATTTGGACTGTGGGTTGCAGGCTCATATCCTCCTGAACTGCATGGTAGGGTGTGTGCCCTTTGTGTACCTTTTGGTCGTATATCTTTATGATCTTATCACCATCTTGCACCTGTTCTTCAGGGTAATCATACTCATATCCGCCCCTCTTAAACCTAAACAAAGGACCCTCGTATCCGTACCTCAACTTCCTGTTTACCGATAAAGCAAAAACCGCAGGCATAACATCTGCGGGGAGAAATCTTGCAGCTCTTTTAGCAAGGATCATATGAGTTCCCCGAAGGCATACCAAGAATCAACATTCCAATAAACTGTGCATGCCGAATATCTCTGAGATAACTTTGTTCCATTTGCCTTTACATCAGAGGCTAGCGTGGTGGTTGATCCAAGTCCTACATGGACAATGTTAAATACTGCACCCTCCTCCCCTACGGGAAAACTTATTACAGTGTCAGACCCCGACGGATCTGAGTGTATGATTGCACCAGTCTGAGAATTATCAAGTGTCGTGTCCCCGGTTATGTTGACTATCACGGCATGGGTATTCGACTTACCCTTAACTACTCCTGCAGTAAGAGTACCGCCTACAGTAAGAGTACCGTCTACAGTAAGAGTACCGTCTACTACGGCATCTTCATAAATCTTAGCAGAATCAACATAAAGATCGTAATCATGTACAGCACTAGGTACACGAAGTGTGTTGTAGTTCGATATACTTAGATCAAAGTATGGTCGTACGCGATCAGCCTGAAGTAATGTTTCCCAGTACTCACTAGAGGGATAAACAAGCACATCGTTCACCCATGGAGCAAAGCCATTAGTTGGGTCACCCCCATCAAGAACATTTAAATCATGATCACCCGATATTACATGAACAGCATAATTATCAGGATTAGGTGCCTCGGAAGAAGATCCTTCTACAAAAGATATAAACTGATGAGTAGGACTATAGCCCGCACTGACATTTGAGGAAATCATAGTGCGAAGAATCCGCTAATGTGGACTGGGTTGGTGTTGTCAGCATAGTTTCCGGCATCGCTTCCCAAGTTTATAGCTTCATACTCCGCAGTATTGTGCATACAAGGATAAACGAAATTTCCGCCATGACCGATATGCTCTATGGATTGTGCTGACTTTTCCTGCAGGACAATTGGATCTACGATCATAGAATCACCTTCTGTGTCAATATGCAGAATTGAACCGATCATATTATTCGTACCAAAAACACCAGGCTGATCTGTCAGTAGAGTATCTCTTGTGCCTAACTCCATGTTTTCAAGAAACGCACTATATGTACCAGCATCAGGGTTAAGTCTGATTGTAACCTTTGATTTCGTGTTACTTTGTGAGTTTGAGGGTGTAAGTGTTACAGCACCTGCTCCATCCATACCAATACGAGTCACATCATCAAAGATTGAGAAGGTAATAGAGTAGTCCGTACTTGGTAACTCAACCGTGAAGTCAACTTCTGTCCCATCTAACATGGCATTATTACCGAGAGGTCGATGGCATGCACCAACTACCTTAGCTCCAACCATACCGTCATCTAGTCGCCTGCCGGATTCAATTGTTCCTATCCATTCGGGAAAAGCATTATCCTCAAAGTCATCCACCATTTTAGGAACAAAGCGAGGTCTCATGCCTATGACCTTGCCCGAAAGGTTGGATACCCTAAAGCTACTTGCTCGATGCCAGGGTAAAGGGGTGTACTTATCTGTAACTGTGCAACCAAAAGTGCCAAACTGTCTGACCTTAGTTGTTACAACGAGCCGATTGTCGTCTACCCCAACATAGGTTGGATCAGTTATTGCCCCACGATTGTTATAGTTTACTACATTCACTTTTTATCTTTCCCCTTTAGCTTCATGTAAATGCTAACACTCACATGAACAGCCGTCAACAATGCGCAGGCAGTCGCCGCGTATAAATGGATTGTTTCCAGGGTGTAGCTAGCGAAAGTTCCCGCCAGTCCCACCGCAGAATGCTTATCCATTACTCTTTCCCTTCAAGAGGGTCTTCAACTTCAGCTTCTGCAACCTCTACTAAATCCTCTGCCTTAGACTGCTCCGATTCTTTGCTTTCGGTCTCTGCATACACTGCATTGGGATCCTTGGCTGGGTCTTGGGGTAGCGTCCTGAAAGCCCGAAAACTTGTTGGCACTATCGTCAGCTTTTTTTTTAGCTCTTCGAATTGCTCCTCGGATAGTTCTTCGACTAAGTCTCCGTGCATCTTAAGCAGGATTTTAGCATCCTTATTTTCATAAGAACCTATGCCACGCTTTTTAACACCATTAGAGAAAGGTTGTACTTCTGCCCCGTAATCATAAGGCATCTTTTTGAAATATAAATGTTTCATATATAAAAAAACCCCACCCCCCTCCTCCGCATGGATTCAGGGGGTAAGGGTTGTTAAAGGTTGTGATTAAGTGATGTAGTTCGACCAGTCGGAGACTGAAGCGTTAGCGTCGAAGTTTTCAATAATCAAGTGACGAGCAGGGACATCCATCATCGTAGTCCACTTGGTGGAACGGAGTGAGTACTCAGTTTCCTTGTGGGCCATACGACATTTGTACAAGCGATCCGTTTCAGGATGTGGTGTCTTGCGAGTGATGGAGTTAGTACCAGCGATACCAATTTTAACATCGGACCAATCAACGAACCACATGGCTCTCATGACCTTTGCGTAAGTAGCGGCACCAACAACTGCTTGTGAAGAGCGATTGCCGTCCTCGTCGATTACCTTGTCACCGTCAGGTTGTACGGAAGAACCGAACAATGCAGACTGATGATTGATAAGATCGTCGAAGTAAGGATCGTGGAACACAGCCAACTGACATCCAACCTCAGGAAGGTCGTACATGGAGTAGTTGAACAACAAGATACCATTATGGGTGATCTGTTGGTTGATCTGTGCATTGCGATCAATTCCCCATCCGTAACGAGCTGTGTAGTATTTATTGAATACTTCGAACAACTTATTGTAGGTGAAGCGATCGGTCATGCAGTCGATAACACTGATGTTTGATCCGTCTTGCTCACGGTTGCGTTTCAAGTAGTAGATGTCAGCCATCAACGACTCGAGGTTAAGAGCGGCTCCGGCACCATCTTTAACACGATTAGCTTCAGCCAAAAGTGCTTTGATTCCCAATGCGTTGGATTTGTACTCCAATGTGCAGGAGTTATCCTCAGGGTCAGTAACCGCTGGAAGTTGCATGTAGGTCTCAGGGGTTTGAGCGTCATTGATTGGTTGGTTGAACCAAGTAGAGCGTAACCACTGATCTTGAGATGCTTGAGAAGCAATCTTGTTTTGCTCAGCAAGCGGAGTGTAAACCATGGACTTAAGGAAGCTATTAACTTCTCCGTTCATGATTTTCTGAAGAGTTTCACGGTAGGACTGATCTACGGTGCGAGATTCACGAGTGGTTTGTAACCAGTTGACGATAAGCTTTACGCTGAGATCGGTTGGTTGGTTACGGCACCATTCTTCGAAATCGTTAACATTGTTAGCGATCGTTTGAACAACACCTTTATCAGGGCCGTACTGAGCCTTGAAGTCATCACTAAGTGCATTCCACTCAACATCAGTGTATCCACTAGCTTTGATTTGCTTACCAGTTGGGCGAAGAGTTACTTTAGCCTTGGAGATTCCACCTGCACTTGCATTAGCGGCTCCAATGATTTTGAACTGAACTTCGACAGGCTCATTAAGTGAGTCCCAATGATTTGCGATCAAGTATCCACCGGTAAGGAAGTAACGCTCGATATGGTCGATTGGGGATGCCCAGTCGGATGCACCAAGGTTTACAGTTACTTCGTAGTCACCACCAGCGCGTGTATAAGCGCCATCGATTGGTGAAGATCCGTCAGCAAGCTTTCCTGCTTCAACTGCGAAGTATCCGCTATTGATTAAGGAACGCTGTCTGCGTTGGATGTAAGGAAGGATTATTGATTGCTCAGAAATGTTTACCTTGTTGATCAATGGCTTGATGTTTGTGATCGAGCTGTTGAGTAAGGAAACGAGACCTCTTTCCTGAACGCCTAGCATTCTTGCTTCTGCGGAGCCTGCGATTACGCGAGCTAAGTCAATTTCCTTATTGGAAAGAGCTTCAAATTCCGCAGGGGTCAAACCCTTGATGGAGGCGTTAGTAAGAGTACAGCCCGTTGAGTCATCACATTTGATGATACGAGCAACACCAGGATCTTTAACAAGCGTGCTGTTAGAGAGCGCCTGTGGATCCGATAGATGAGATGAGTTAGTTGCTGCCATTGTAATATATGTTAGTTGTTATACGATAATTCGTGTTACAAACTAACAATAGCGGGACTAAATCAAGAAATCAGCAAATCGAATGAATTTTGGTGTTTTTTTAGAAAAACGATAGTTAAGCTAAAACTTTAGTGGTAACCTAAAACTATGTTTTTGGATCTACAAACCTAACGCACCAAGGAGTGCATTATTGGTGGACTTGGGTTGAGGTTTTGGATCAACCGTAGTTCCCTGTCTTGGTGTAGTAGCTACAGAAGGTGGCTTAGGTGCAGGTTCTTTAGTCTGCACAGGTGCTTGTTGCTGAACAGGTTGTGCGTCCGATTTAGTGTAACCGGCTTTTTCCAACTGTGTCCTCTGATGAGTCAAAGCGTTATTAACCAAGTCCTGGTATCTGATTGCTAAAATCTTAAGTAGATCGTTGTCACTCCATGTGTAATACTGAGAGCGTTTATCTTCAGGCATTTGGTAATATCGCTCGCGACGCATAAACATTTTGCCTTCCTGCTCTGTTTGACCCGACTGAATAAATGATTCCTGCTCTTTTTGGAGCCAGTTATTTAAATCCTTATGAATTTGATTGTTTTCCAAATCAAGCCTTGTGGTTGGATCAAGGAAGATGTCAGTAAGTGCGTCACTATATGTAAGCAACTGTTGTGTGAAGTTCTCAAGGATTTGATACTCAAATGGATTCTCCTTTGCAAACTGCTGTATTGCCTCATCACCTCCGGAAAGTGTTTTGCGGAACTCTTCAGGTATTACGGTTTCTTGTGCTACCCTTCTGAAATTAGCTTTTGCCTGATTAACTCTTGGTTGCACTTCTTGCCGTTGCAGTTTGGCCTCAAGCTCTTCAACCCTTTCATTCGTACGCTTTACCGTACGCTTGTCTGCTTCTTCAAGAATCATTTCACGATAAACCTTATCCTCGTCAGCCCGTGAGAACTCAGGTCTATTCTTCTGTAAAAACTCTTTATACTGATCGTCTGTGGAGGGATCGTAGAAGTCATCCTCTGCCATTTTCTTATCAAGGTAGTCCTTACTCTTCTTTAAGAATGCTTTGAACTTCTTGGATTTCCCTTTGTGTTCTCCTCCCAATTTCTTGTCGGCATAGAGAATTTTCTCATACACAACCTTCTCTTCGGGTATAAGTGTATCAATAAACTCCTGCTCTTCAGTGTCGATTAAAGGCTCCTCCGTATCCACTTGTTGCCTAAATGCAGGCTGTTTCGCAACATCTTCGGGTATATCAGGATCAACAACCTTACGAAGTTTCTTTTTCTTGGGTTCAGCTTTTTCCGGCTCTTCCTCTTTAGCTTCCTCCTTTGGCTCCTCTTCCTTCTGCTCTTCTTCCTGTGGCTCAGATAGGTCTAGGCTATTTACCGCCTCATTGAGGTTAATAACCTCTCCCTGCCTTTCTTCCTCTTGCTCAACCTCTTCAGTAGCTTCCTCCGCTACATCAAATAAAGTCTTATATAATGGATTCTCCTTTGGAGTCTCCTCTTGTGGTTTCTCTTCTACTACCTCTTCAGTTTTTTCTTCGCTCATAACTGGACTTGTTGTTCAGGTGATGTCATTGGTTGTTGCTCGCCCTCCATAGGTGGTGCGCCCGGTGGTGCTTGCGGTGGTTGTTCTGATTGTTGCATCTTCTGCATTATCATTTGAAGTGCCTCAGTAACCTGCGGCCATTGTTCCTTCAATTGTGTGATAAATTGCTCGTTTCCAATATTGGACATTTCCTGTTGTTCGTCTGCCTCATCAACCTCAAGCTTGAGGTCATGCGCACCAGACATACGGAATATCTCGTTGAACATATTAAAGATTCTCTCCTTGCCCAAGGATTGTGCCATGTCGGGTACTCCCATAAGTTGCATTACCAACTGACCAAGAACCTGTGCTGACTGAGTGTCCCTTGCTCTTTCAGCTCCGTCCCTTGAACTAAATAAATATTCGAAGATTAGACTATCGGGTGTGCCAATAACATTTCTTTTTATTGCATTTGGGTCCCCTGATGTTTCCACATCAAATCCTGCTTCACGGATAATATTCTCTGAGTACCTGCCTCGGATCGGAACTACATACTTATCTGAAGAGCAGGACACTAAATGTTCGTATATTACTTTCTTCATTGCCGAACGCATGTCATCCACTCCTTCTGATATAAAAGAATAAATAGCGTTGGTAGTGTTACTAATCTCTGCGACCTCCGTTGCACTAATCTCCCGTGGAGCGGGCTGTCCCAACTCTTGTGGAGATAGGATCAGCAATCGCTCTACGAGATTTAATAGTTGGAGAATAGCCTGGATCGACTGGTTGATCCCTGCGGAAAGTTCTCTTTGGACATCTACTACCTGTATGAAGTTATTACTGTTGATACCTAAGTCTGCCGCCTTTTGTCCCGAGTAGAATAGTGCCTTGGGTTTAGCATAGAAACTATCTTCACTGATTGCGGTCTTTATGTATTCTTTAACATCATCATCTAGTGCGTCTTGGTCTATAGTAAATATCTTAAACATACTCATCTTCATCTGCTCGAGCATAGAGGTAAGTATATTTGTTAATTGGTCTTGGTAAGGCATGATTTCGTGAGCGACAGATATATTCGCCATGCGATCATCATTCTCATTTATCCCACCATAAACTGCTGGCATCGAGGGGAGATACTCTGCATAAAGTACGGTTTCGTCACTCGCTACAGTTAGCTTGAGCCAAACATCATGTGGGTACTCACCTAGTCCATCACGCTTTGGATTAACACGCATGTACATCTGAGTAACGAACATCCCCTTGTCCTCGTCTTCGGCGGCATAAAGTCCGACCTGAGCGACACGATCATTATTCATTGAAAAGGTGTCACCAACTTTAGGGAAGACCATGTCATCCTTGAAGTAATATCCAAAGAAGTCTGCGTATGTATTATATATAGAAGACAGGCTGTTGGTGAAACTGATTTGGTCGGAGTTCCATGTTGCGGCATTACCGTGTATATCTCCGTAGCGTACAATATCCCAATACCCTATCCACTCGGGTCCTTGGTTATTATTTACATCGTGTAATGGTCTTGAGATGTCCCTAATTACGCGAGTTGGGTGAGGAGTAGCAAACTTTACACCTGCACGCTCTGCATAAGACTCTTTTGACTTCTCCCCAGTAAGATCATCTGTGGTGTACCTCCACTGTATATCCTCAGTCCATGAGGTTTCAGGGAATGAAACGCAATGACCGTACATAAACATGTGGCGGATAGTTTGCTCGAACTGATGGCGGTAGCCGAATTGCTCTGCCATGATCTCCACTCTTTGACTTAATACATCAGCTCGTAATTTGTCTACCAGCTCAGTGCTTCTTGGCTCATATTTAAAATACGGGAATAGATTACAGAATCTACTAGACTGAGCCGCCACACGACGGGTTACATAGGATCGGATAATATTAACAGAAACCTCATAAAGCCTTAGAGCGTTAATTGATTTTAATTCATTCTGATCATCGTACTCACAGAACCGATCCGCCACCCCTAGATCGCCAAGCTTATTTGCACATTGATCTATATCAATCTTACCTTGTGCATACTGTAGTAAAGGGATTGTAGACTTATTGATCGGCAATGAATCCCATGCCATGTCCACACTCATATACAACTTTGCATCCTTAGCGCACCGACGAATACCCTCAAGTATCCTTGATTGTATTATGTCTTGGAATCGCTCGCGTGTCTCGAAATCCTTGCCTTCTGTTGCTGTGAAAATCTCTCTTAGGCGTGCTTGTGTACACCCGTACTCTCTAAGTATGTCCTTATTAACCATCGGTAAAATTGAATAGGTTGTCGATTGTGTCTTTTGTGTAGTCCTTTAAGTATCTGTGTTCGATAATAGATAAGAGGAGGCAAAGTGGACCAGGGAAAGGTTTTGGTTTTAGGATCACCCTCTGAAACTCCTTATGGGGCATTAGTAGCAAGCTTGCTATCTCCCCGTAATTCATCCTGAGAAAACCGCATAGTCGATCTACCCTTTCTTTATTCCATTTATTAACGACACCAATGCGCACATAATGCGCGTCCATAAGGATCGAAGCAGATGTAGCGTACTCTGAATCACCCGGCGCTTTCTTCAGCTTCTTCTTCGTCTGAATCGGCTTCGCTCTCGGCTTCATCATCCTCCTCTTCGCCACCTACTTTTGTAATCGTAACGCTTGAGTCATTATCATCAAATGAGGCAGTAAGGCGTTTATCGGAAAGTTCTTTAACTACGAACCCACCTGAAATACGCACTTTGTCCCCTACGGAAACCCCATCCAGCATATCCACTAGATCGGGATACATTTCGAGGTCGAAGTTTGCTAGTGATTCCATTTGCATAGTAAGAGTAACTTATGTTTTAGTGTTACAAAAAGTCAACCCCCTAAATCCAAGATTTCGGTTTTAACCATTGGTTGAGTTTCCAAGTGCATAGCGTTGTAGTAAATCAACACATAAGACATCGCATCAAACGGGTGAACATAGACTGACCTCTTTGGTTTAAAAGAGATATTTGGATCGTATGATTTACCAGGCTTCTCGGATATTAAGTTCTGAAACATCTTCAATATAGAAGTACATTGTGCGGATACTAAAAACTCCTCCTGTTGTAACTTAGCTATTGTGAGCCTTACCCGCGACTCTACTGATCCATTAAACTTAGGGGCGGCTTTCATGCGGATTGGATCCAGCTTGAATGTTTCTGCCTTATCCCTAGATATTTCCTCTATATCTTTTACATCATAAGAGCCCGTCTTGGCTCGGAACTGATTAAATGCTGAGTTATCTGAGATATGGATGTATTTAAAATTGTGTTCACACTTTCTGTTCCAGTATGCCATCTTCCGCATAAGGAGGGGAACAAGTGTGGTGTAGGGTATCTTTTTGTTTATCGTGACAAACTCATCAAAGACTATCCATATAGTTCTGTCTGCACCCGGTAATGCCTGCATGAATATACAAGCGTTGTTTACGGAACCCGGGTCGTATCCGATGGTTATTGGGTAATTCTTATTGGGAAGAATGCCTTTCTTTGCGTCCCCACGGACATGAAGGGTTTTATTAAAGTAAGGACCAAATATTGCATTTCCTGCAGGGCGATCTATCCATTCCCCGCGAACCATTCGTGCCTCTTCGATTGGATCAGACTTAACTGCTTCTTGAATCCGATCATAGTATCCGTCAGGTAGGTTAGCTATATTATCTTCTATCTTCACATGGTAGACCGCGTAGTCTTTATTCCAGTTACCATCCTTGTCGTATGGATCTTCGAAGAATCTTTTATATACCCAATGACTCGGTCCGTCAGGGTTGCAAGCGGCGAGATATTGCTGAGGGCCGTGGATTCCTTGCCGTCTACCTAACTGCTGAACTACCGCATTGAAATAATCATCTGTATCCAAGTTGGTAAGCTCATCCACGAATATCAAACTTGGCTCAAACCCCTTGATTCGATCCTTAATGAACGCACCATAAGGTATAGAAATTAAACATATTCTTGAATGTCCACCGAATCGGTTTTCTATATCTATATATAAGTTCTTCTGCGTATCCTGTCTTTCATCTGTGTGGTTTAGACCAATCCCATCTACCCACTCAGGTAATATCTCAACCTGTAGCTTGTGCCACACACCACCCATAGTCGCCTGCGATCTGACACCAACAATGATTAGCGCTAAAGCGTTAAAATTCTCATAGCAATGTCGGACTAGCTTGTGACCACCCAATGAGTAGGTTTTTCCGGAACCTCTCTCCCCATACGCAAGGATATATTTGGCGGGGTCATCGAATATCTTACGCTGAGTAATTGTAAGCGATGGTAACCAAGGCTTCGCATCTTCCTCATCCACTTGCTCGACGGGAGCAAACTTTTCAATGAGGATTTTATGATCAACCTTAGTTTTTTTCTTCCTCGGCATCCTTCAGTTCCTTTAGTGGTCGGAAACCTGGTTTCTTTTTGGTCTCCCTGTTATCTCTTTCATTGGCTAGCTTCAACTGAAACTCCAACCCTTTTAATAATCTATCGTAGAACTTACCTTGCTGTTCTGTTGCCTGAAGAAATAGTCTTGTCTGAAGTATCCTCTCCTCGGGATCCATATCGTCACCATCTAGTGCCTCCTTTAATGCTTCGGTGACCTCAAAAAGGCTCATGTTCTGCCTGATGTTAACTTTTTGGGTAATCCTTAAAGCTTCTGCCATCAATAAACCAACTGAATCATCAAAGTCCTCAAATATCTTGAGCTTTTGGACATTGTCTTGATTCGTCAAGATACTCTCTATGTCATTATTAAAAACAAATCTGCTATTCTTATCTAAAGCCTCAAGTAAGCGACTACCCTTCTCGTCATCATGCTCATGTTGTCGTTCCATTAACTCGATACCATCAGGTTTCATCTCCTTTGTTCCATTCTTCACCCAAATAGCATAAAGTTGTGGGTCTTTATATACCCGCTCCCTTATCTTCTTTGCAGTCGTACCGAAATGCTCCGCCGTTTTTTCGTAGTCTCCATCAAACTCTTTTAAAGCCTGAGCTAAGACATCGGTTTTTATCTTATGCGTTCTGGGCATCTTGAAATATCTTTATGAGAGGTAGGAATGTGGTATTCCAATGATCCGATCTCCGCAGAAAAGCGTAAGTTCCTTTACGGGAGTAGGCAGATATACGATTCCTGTCTAAATAATTAAATGGGTCGAAGTTACAGCCCCTACAGAACCTGCGAGCGTCCCCTACCGTCACATCATCCCATGATGTAAGCTTGGAGATTTCGCGAACGCGATCCAAAGGCAACTCACCACGAATAGCAACCTCTTGGTCGCTAAGGGCACAGTGCATACGAGACCCAGCTCGTTCTTTTGCGTATAATCTTACGAAGACGGGTGGATACTTAACAAGTATCTCCCACGGGTTCTGTTTTCCATTCTTGGGCATTGATGAGTTGCTCCTTCATTACGACAGAGTTTTTTTCAACATCTGCCAGGACTACTTTTGTTTTGCAACCCGCACGAGTGCCAGTCAATACCCATGAATCTAAGTACTCTTCAAGTATAGGACGCACTCTTTCAAATGCATCAAACATCTCCGACTTAACCTTCATTACTTTTTTACCATCCTCCATGTTTTAGAATTAACAAAACACTTGATTTAAATGCAACACGAAAATTCGTGTAACTCTTAAAGTATGTGCAAAATAATATTTTGCTCGTCCCTTTGTGGAGCAATGTGGAGCAATCCGTGGAGCGATTGGGAGCGATCTTAGGAGCGATTGGGAGCGATCGAGAAATATGCTTTTGCTATCTTCTTATCCACCCTGTTGTTCTTGTAGTTTTTAAGGAATGTCTCGGATGACATGTGTCCCATGATGTCCAGGGATGTCTCAAAACCTAAGTGCCAATACGCATAACTAGCGAAGGAATGCCTTGCTCCGTTTGCGGGATAGTCAAATCCTTCAACTCCTCCGCCTCCCCTTCTACCATTATTCTTCCAGCCGTATGCCCTTCTTGAAGCCCGTCTTCTCGCTTGGTTAAAACCTGAGTATGATGGCATAACTAATCCAGTAGTTCTTTTGGGTAACCACTTCCATAAATTTGGAGGAGGTACGATCCATCGCTCATATCCTGTTTTAGTGATTTCTGCTTTTAGTCCGATTCTTTCCCCGTACTGAATATCTGAATACTGTAGTAGGCTTAACTCGCCTTCCGGTCGGATCCCCGTGAATAAAGCAATTGCCATGGCAGGCTTATACTTATCGGGCATTGCCTCCAATAGAGATCTTGCTTCTTCCACTTGTAAAATACCGGGTAATTTAAAGAAGACCTTTTTTTGGACCAATTTTAGGCTCTCATTGTCCTTGATGTACCAATCTTTCTCATTTGCACCATATCCTTTTTTCCCACACCATGCCATGAATGTGCGGACGGATGCCGAGTAACCCTGCTTGGTTTTAAACGACCAATTAGAAGAGTTCACATATTCGTGGTAATCCTTTTCTTTTACTTCACTTACGAACCTGCCTTCACCGAACCATTTTAAGAACTTATTAACTCTTTCCTCTGTAGTTAGGTAACCCTTCTGCTTCTTCTTGAATTTATTATAGTTTTCCTCGTCGTAGGCTTTTAAGTATTCATCCCGTGCTATTCGCAATATGGTCTTATCTCCCGTTGGTTCCTTTTCGGATAATTCACCCAACCAATCGACCACATCAAAAGAGTTAGCTTCTTTCCATGAATCGAAAAATTTTCTTCTTCTTTTACCTTGGTGTAGAATATTTACTACCCATTTTATCTTTCCTCGAACTTCGTGCTGTTTGATACTTACCTTCATGTGTTGACAAATCTGTTGACAAAAAAACTGCTATTTAGTGTCAACGATTGGTAAATAATGAATAATTTTATGTCTACCAAAAAAAAGAGCCTCACTGCTGAGACCCTTTGTTTAAGCGAGATTGACGCTTTAAATGAATGGCACACCCGGAGGGAGTCGAACCCCCAACCTCCTGGTCCGTAGCCAAGCTTTAATCGGCTATTTTACAAGGACTCAGGCTATTGTTGCCAAATTGTTGCCAAAACACAGGTGCAAACTATTAAAGTACAAACCACAACTGCGGTGCAGGCTATTGCAACTATCATTTGCTCCTTCCTTTGGGTATCTAGCTTAATGGCAACATCATGAATGTCATTTAATCGGTGTCCATCAATTCGCACTTCGCCAATCTCGCCATCCAAATCAGTAGACCATTCTTGGGTGTCATGAAGTATTCTTATATTTTGGGTGGCGGGGTTGCTCATCTATTGTTTGTTTCCTTTCCTGTGTTTGTTATTTGTTTTTTTCGCTCCCAAGACCAAATGCGAATTTGTCTATCTTTAAAGGTTTAAAGTCTTTCACGCCTTCACCTTTAACAGATAAAATATAGAACTCTATTGCGTCCTTAACGAATGCTGCTGTTGATTTTTGGGTGTAACTTAGTAATCCCTGCATGTCATTATAAACATCTTTAGGGATTCTGCAGTTAATGGCTTGTAGGGTCTCAGTAGTCATATAGTTCCTTTCTTGGGAGATTTTTGGGCAATTTAAAGAATCTGCATTTAAAAATGTAAAATAATTTTCTGTCAACACTTTACTTCACTATTTCTCACTTCTATTCATATATTTGCATTATTTTGATAATTTTCATGCGTATGCATTATTTTATCTTGCCATAGAAATATAAGTTCTTAGAAACATCCTCAATGGATGAGAAAAACAAAGAATCATACTTAATGAAAGGGTCTGAAGTTATCACTTTTCTAGGCTTAAAAGCCACGGCGGGGTACAGATACCTTCAACATCTTGAGAAGCATCAGATCATTCGACCAATCAAACTTCCCGGTCTTAAAACACCAAGGTGGAAGAAAGAGGAAATCGTGGAACTAGCGAACACTCGCGACTCGGTCGAATGCCCTGAATTTGTAGTAAATCAATAAACTGAAGATTATGGAACAATTACCAAACTTAGGCGGGTTTGCTGACCCCCAAAATGTTAGCAAAAAAGGAACCGGCAAATTTACTGCCGACTATATTAACTGGTCTCGGACTCTTCATGACATCCGACAAGAAGCACCGGGATGGATGCCCGAGATGCAACAAGACATTGACGGGAATGAGATTCACAAAGCACCCGATGGCTCATGTTACTTAGTTATTAGATTCACCCATATTGATGGGACGATGACTGCGGGGATTCCCCATGCGATTATGGATCACAAGATGCAACCATTAGCAGGAGACAGGATCGGAGCCCGCGATGTAGCAGATTCATTTGTTCGAGGAGCTTGTAAGGCGGCGGCAGGTCTGTTCGGCTACGCTTGGCAGTTATGGTCTAAGGATGACCCCTTAGAGCGTACTACAGAAGAAGATGAGGAGGTTGAGAAACTTCGGGACATTATGAGCCAACCTACTCAGCATGTGACTGAACGGATCCCCAAGGATCAGGAAATAGTTCCTGACGAGGATTTGGTTGACCCGCCTGCACCCGATAATGATCCCGATTGGCTTTATGATAAGGTCGTTTGGCTAGGTAAGCAAAAGTATCACAAGGAGATGCTCGGTGACATCGCAAAGAAGGACTTGAACTATCTTAAAGGAGTTTTGAAAAATTCTTATGAGGTTCTTGCAGAATCAAACCCCGATCTTCTGAAGGCAGTTGAGAAGGTAGTAAGTAAATACTCCGAGAACGGTGAACAGGATTTTAGGAAAGCGCAATAAGGCTCATCGGAGTTTCAAGCAGTTGAAAAAGTTCGATGCGTTTTACGAGGACGGATTTGGCAAGATGAAGAAAGCTATGGTCTTTGAGTGTTTCGATCAAGATGAGGCACAAGAGAAGGCAATCCGTTTCGCAACCTTAATTAAATGTAAATTCTCCCATGTGATTCGTAGCAATGAGAAGTGAAGAAATAGATTCGAAATTATCGGCATCCAAGATGGAAGCTGCAAGTCTCTGTCCTGCTTACTTTCAAGCAAATCGCCAATTCATGTGGAAAGCAGACCGCGACTCTGCGAACGAAGGAACAATTCGTCATGAAAACGAGGAAAACCAAGTACCATTGGAGGACATCGAAGATGATGAAAGAAGACTTTGTGCGTATCGTTGCAGGATTGCAATGGAGGAATGCAGGGAGAAAGTTTTTGGTAGCAAGCTCGGCAAAGGGTTGGTCGAGCGAGAGTTACGGCTATGGGTTGATGAGTCGTGGAGTGGTCAGTTGGATTATGTGGAGCATCTTGGGGTAGATGTTTTCATTGCAGACTATAAGACCCTCCACGGCTCACATACCCCTGCTCCAAACAATGTTCAGTTACTAGCTCAAGCCTGTCTTTACTGGTACAACAATCAGGAGGTAGAGAATTTCTACTGTGCGTTGATCGAGCCTTTTAACGAAGTAACATACACAACCGTTTTATATACAAGTGATATTCTGAAGGAGAAAATAAATTGGCTCAATGAGGTTGTAGCAAAAAGCTACACCGAGAATCCCGAAAGAATATTTGGCCCCAAACAATGCAAGTGGTGTTCAGCGATGTGGGCATGTCCCGAAGCAAAGTCACACTTATTATCGTGTTTACAAAAAATGAAGGAGGAAGAATGACAAGAAGATGGGAAGATAGTACCGAGGATATAGCTGAAATGATGACCATAGCTCCACTGATGGAGCAGTTCGTCAAGCAAGTAAAAGCCTTGGTTAGAGAGAAACTAATGGAGGATGGAACAAGCATTCCAGGATTCAAGCTTCGCAAGGGTGGGAATATAACTACCTATGAAGCATTTGAAGTGGCGGAGATTCTGATGAGTACAAATGTGCTTACATGGAATGACTTCCTGAAGGGATGCAGATATGTCGATGGGGCTATGGCAAAGCAATGGGCAGATAAGCGTGGGATCTCCGTGGCGAAAGCTAGGGCAGACTTAAAGGACAGGCTCAAGGATGTCATGAAGACCAAGCCTAAAGCATCATCAATCATTAAAGACAATGGGTAATGGAATCGGGAGAAATAATAACCCTCAGGATAGCGAAGCGAACCCCTTCCTTAAATACCCTTCTTCGAATGAACGAGTGGGAGAGGTTAAGGGAGAAACGAGATATGAACATGGAGACTCTCCTCGCCATCGAGTCCGCATTGTTAGCAAACGCGTCAGACTTTGCGACCCGGATAATTTGGTTGGGGGAGTCAAGCATCTCGTTGATGCGCTCAGGATTGCGGGAATTATACCAGAAGACGATCCAAAAGCGATCACCCTCGAGGTCAGTCAGGAAAAAGTCTCCTCGTACAAAAACGAAGAAACGTGGGTGGAGGTCTCAAGATGAGCGATAACGACGATTTAAAGGTCGCTGTACGCTTCAAAGGCAATCTTCGCGGGTTGCTAGAATGGTATTGCGATCAAGTGGATATGGCTCCGTCTGCGGTAATAAAATCATTGGTAGCCGATAAATTATCAAAATTCATAGGTAGTCCTGTAGTATCACCACAGGTCTACTTAGACTTAGATTCAGAAAATACCCAAGTATCACCACAGGTCTACCTGCCTCGTACGCATGCGGGGGATACTAAGAATTTATCGTTAGATAAATCTAACTCTGTCGAAGTCGACAAGCATGAGCAATTCTTCAAATCGTTTCTCGGGCATTCGGACTTTGTAAAGTTCCCCGAACGAATCTCCAAGGCAATCAAAGACCAATGGAATGAAATTCTTGATTCGAAGATGAGCGGAAAAGAAATGGCGCAAGCCTACGATCAATATGTCAAGCAATCCAAAAGAGATGGAGACAAGTTCAGTCACCCAAACTCATGGATCGCAGGGCATGGATGGAAAAACACTCAAACAAAGGAATCAAATGAACCAACAGGTAATTATGACTTCTGAGCAATTCGACTCAGAACGAGGACTCATTTCTTGCATCAGGGATGAAGATGATGAGATGTACAAAATATTCGCCTACGCAATCGAGCAAGGCATAACCGCGGAACACTTCCAAGAACCCGCTTGTAGGGAATATTGGATAGCAACGGTACTAGCCGAGAAAGAAGGAGACTTCGGAATGATCGGGACGCACCAAAGATTGTCCAAAGAGTTCTACAATGAATATCCACACTTTGTGGAGCAAGTTCTCCCTGCTCACGAGATGGTAACATTTGCGAAGGGGAA